GTTTCCCAGTCACGATCAGAGGACATAGGGCTAGTCCATACACAGAACGGGTCTACGAACTCGAACTTCACCTCTCCCATGCCTCGATCCGCATCGGGATCAACGACGATATGCATGTACCCTTTACCCTTCACTAGTGCGTCAAATACTATCTGAGATAGAACAGACTTGCCTCCAGATATATACCAAGCGTAATCTATAACACCGGTATGAATGTCGGCAATGTCCGCGTCTGCTCCATCGGTACCTACGGCTTTCCAGCGAGGGTTGTTAGCTGTTACAAAATACTTCATAGTTTCTATAACTGGAGTCATGCGGTTGATAATAAACGTAGGCATACCAGAGGCTTCTAGATCAGTCCGCTCCTGTTCTGTAAGCTGATCGTTGAGCACGAAGTCATAAGCCTTCTGTTCCATTATCTCCCACTTAACACGGTGAGCTGTATTAGCTCTCTGCCATAGCTGCTGAATCTCTTCCGCACGCTTCTTGCCTTGCTTAGTGCGCTGAGCCTTCTGACTTGGCGTTAGGTCTACCGATTTCGACCTAGGTTCAATCTTGTCCGTAGGAAACTTCTCCGCCATCAGCGGTCTCCTTCTGCGTAATCTACTAGTTGTTTTAACTGGCTAGGTGTCATAGCCGATGGGTTATCCCAACCCGCAGCATTTAGATCAAACGTTAGATGCTTCTCTAGTATCTCAGCACCACGATCAATAGCCTCGAAGGCCCAGTCTAGTCCAATGCAATGGTCCGAGAATCCCGTAAAACCAGCTAGCTTGGAAAACTTTGAAGGGAATCCTACGACACCTTTACTAATTATCTCTCTCCGGGTCAAGCAATACAGGAAGTCTACGTTCTCTGAATTGTTCCCGAAAAGCTCAAATATGCTAACGTCTTGAGGCATAAAGTCTACCTGAACGGAAGATATAATCTGCTTCTTCCGCTTCAAGCACTCTAGCTTCAAGGGTTCATTATAGAGCGATCTACTAGCCAGCTTAATACGTTTCATGTCAATATCGTCAGTCCATTCAAGCCTCTCTACGTCAAATACGCTAGCACAGAACTCGATCCCCAGCTTATCGCAGGTTTCGTTGTACAGGTGCATATCATCCTTAGATAGCTGATTATTCTTCAGATAGTCATAGTTCGTATCAGTTGGCTTCTTGATGATGTCTACGTTATAAAGCTGAAACTTGGCAATGTCAGCACCGCTCTCTTTAGCGGCGTAAATCAATTCGCAGCCTAGTGACGTGTCTCCGTTGTGCGAGTTACCGATCTCTGCTATAATCAACGGCTTACTTGAAGTACTCATCAGAACTCATCGCTTTGTCGTCTACAAATAAATCGAACACTGGCTTATCCATACGAAGCTCGTGATAGTCTATGCCCTTAACAAGGCCCCAGCTTACTAGCTGTTCTTCTGTTAGGCCCCTAAAGTCTAAGCCAGAACCTACGCCTCTAGATGTCCAGAGAATTACAACGTTGCCCATAGCTGAAAGCTTTTGTACCTTGCGTAGAGCATCCCAGCGTGGTTGAGCACCCTTATAATTCATACCCTCAGTATCGCAGAGAACGCCGTCAATGTCGATATATATTAACTTGTTTTCCATTTTTCTCTAGTCAGCTCCCATTCGCGTTTGGTGTGAATCTCAATACCCGGAGCACCTATAGCACCGGTATATACATCGTATCTACTGTCCCACTGGTTCCCGTTTAGGAGCACGTCTATGTCTACAATATAAAGACCGTTCTCGTTACCCTTCTTACCATACGAACGTAGGATAAGATTCCCATTCTCCCAGTACCGTTCAAGTGCTTCATCGATCTTGTCACTAGTGATGAATGGGTTAGTAGGCATCAAGCCCACTAGAGTACCGTCAACGATCTTCTCTTTCTTTAAAACGTGTGCGTATACATCCGGCAGTTCCATAGTAGAGTTCTCTTGATTGCCTATACCATAGGAGTACTTAAGTACACTAGGATGTATCTTGCGCTTGGGAATATCGGTAGCAAATACGACTTTGTCAAATCTGCCTACGTCTACTAGCTTCTGAATAGCGTGTACGTATAGCGGTTTTCCGCCTAGCTTTTTATGGTTCTTACCTGCTAATCTCGTCGACTTATCCTTGGCTGCGACGATACCAATCAGCATATTCTACTCCTCTCCTATCTTCAAAGTTAACGGTGCCATCGGGATTCTTACATACTTCGTTCTGTTCGACCATCCGCTCATCAGTAGAGTCCCAACGGAATCTATCCTTGTGGATCGAGCTATAAAGGCCAAATATAGCCCCTCCTTCGTACGCGTGTTCAAGGTGGTCCGATAGACTGTAGAGCCGTCTACGTGGGTCGCCACTGTAGAGATTACGTTGAGCTTTGTAGAGTCTAGAGCTGCCGTCGTGTCCGTCGTCTCGTACTTCGCTATCTGTATTCTGTCGCTTGGCTCTGCGTCCAGGTAAATAAAGCTTATCGGAACCAAGGCCGTCTGAGCGGAACAGCCAATTGAAAGCCCAAGTAATATAGCTAATAACCATCGCACTAATCTACCTCCTTATATATCTTGTGTAACAATACGATCATTTCGTCCATCTTGTCGCTCTGCTGCTTAAGCTCTCGTAGTATGTTGTAAGCTATATCCGTTATGCTGTCGCCCTTAGCCTTAGTTAATAGACGCTCCATAGTGTCTGTATTCTCTTCGAATTTCTTTGACATATTCCTTAGCTCCCTTATGACCTCCGACATTAGCATATCTTGCTTTACAGAATCATAGGCCATCTGTTCTCCTATGCTACGACCCAAGGCTTAGCCTTTTTACGGCGCTTGGCGCTATCGTAAATCCTTCCTGTATCAGAGTCATACTTTGCACCCTTAGGTGGGTACAGATACCTACAAGCGTAATACAATGCGTCAATAGTGTCGTCATGGGCAAGCTTTGGACCGAACTTTAGTATTTCATCTATGAGTTCGTAGTGCCCTTCTCGCACGAATATCTTGCCAGAAGCGAACCTATTATTTAATGATGTATAGATACGGTTTACCTTGTTCATACCCCCTGGCTTCTCTGGTATAACGGTAATATGCGGACGGTTCCAGTTTCTCTTGTAAGCGTTTAAGTCCTGCAATACTGAGCGTGTCATCGCAACATCTTCAACGCATCCGTGCTGCGCATGATACTTATCGTGCAACTGGACAATATAATCGACAACTCCGGGTCGTCCTTGAATCTTTCCCGAACCATCTCGCAGAGCCATTGTAGGGATGCTTCTGTGGCGCTCATATTCGAGCACATAAACATTGTCGCTAGCATCGACAGCGATTGCAATAATGACTGAGTAATCTGAGTCCTTTGTATCGATGTCAGTGGCTGGGTCACAGCCAATGAAAGTGTTAACGGGGATGTAGTCTCCGTCGATTCCAAGATAAGATTGACCGTCCTGGAATTTGTAACTAGCGTCATGTATCTTAATGTGATCACGTCTCCATAGGGCGTTTTCTGCAGACTGAACTTGGAGTTCGTATTCCTGATAGTATCCGCTAACTCCCCTAGGAGAGTCTTCGTAGGTTCGTTTGATTTGATCGAGTGTCTTTTTAGGCATGTAGGAAGGCCATAGTACGCCGCCCGGCATAGATGGCTGAGTAGCTGGGTACATAATGACTTTCCACGCGTAGTCTTCTTCACTTTGGCTATCTCTTACCTTTCCATATTTGTCCATGATCCGCTGAGAAAAGCTATCGTAGTGCACGGGCGTACAGATAAAGAATAGCCTGCAGCCAGGGCGGTTCTTAGTGATAGCAGGATAGATACCGTCCATAATAGTAGCAGCAATCTTGTCCCTACTGTTCTGAGTTCTAGTGTTCTCTTCATTCTCTGCATCATCAGCTATTACGCATGAGTAGCGTACAGCGCCAGATTCCATAGTAGCAAGGGTATCGCCACGGAAGGATGATAGATTACTACCGCTAAGGAGCCTATCTCCATATCCCGTAAGAATATCCTCTTGATTGTCTCGTCTAAATTCGCCCAGCTTAGCACCAAAGTAGAAATGAAGTTTCTCGTTGTATTTAAGGTTGAGTCTAACGTACTGAACATTATTCTGAGATTTCCTCTGGTTTGTAGAGCACCACCCGTAGAAGAGGTTCTCTGGTGAAAGGTCTGTAAGCCCCCATTGATGTGCCCAGTGATTGAATGAAAAGTCTCTAATAACCTTAGCCTTGGTTAGGGTAGTTTTGCCGTGACCACGAGCTATAATCATTGCACAGGGTTTGGTGGATGGAGAGATTAATTCATCTCCGATCTCGTAGTGAAACCCAGGAGTAGAAGACTTCTTAAAGTCGCTAGGCAAAAAGAGCTTGCCAAATGTAATTAGGTCGCCATAAGCGGCTGTAAGTATCCGCTCATGTTCACTAGCCTGCTTGTGTATGAAGCCAGCAGACTTGCCTGTATGGTTCTTTTGGTTCGGGTTACGCATTAAAGCCCTCTCTTATTCGACTGCCGTTGCAATTGGGACAGCTGCAAGGGAACTTGCCAGAGTAAGTAATAAACTCTGTCCCGCAATCTATGCACACCCAGTAGTATCTATCCATCGTTCTCCACCCTCTCAGCCTCTATAGACAATATCTCTTCTTGGTCGAACGGTTCAAAGAACTTAACCTCAGCACCCTGTATCTTCTTAATAGGCTCGTCTTGTTCCTTGATCCAGTCCTTAAGCTCACGCAGGCTACCTAATTTAACGTTCTCGTTCTGAGAGTCTTCCACTAAGAGCATCAGATTCTTGAGTATATACTCGTAGTCTAGCCCTAGCTTATCTGCGATTTGTTCTAGATTCTTGTTCAATTCTTTACGTATCCTTTCTAGCTTTAGCAGTGCTATGGCATTCTCTCGCCAGTTTACTTTAGCGCCAAAAGCGTCTTCATAGCTCTGCTGTAATGGTTTTCCTGATTGTAGATTCGCTAGGAATATACGCTCATTCTTGCTTAGGTCTTCCTTGATTTTCCAGTTGTAGCGCTGCTCCGCTTGAGACTTCTTACTAAAGGTATACGGTTGAGGGTGCAAGTCGAAATCAGTGTCCATTTGAGTCTTGGGAGAACACTTGAACGTGCCGACTATTGTACGCACCCACCCCGTATTAGACTTATAATTCTTACGGTCATGGGGATGCGGTAGCTCGCCTCTCTTAAGTATCTGCACGATGCCACCGTCATCCGCCACAACCCAACTGCCTTCGGGAGCAGTTCTCCAGTCATCTGCTAACTCTGGAGCTTCGCTACCGTAGTAGTTATGAAACTCGTTCTCGTCATCAAAGACTATATGGTTAATTTTTTTGCGATACTTTGTTTTCATTAGTTAACTTCTACCAATCCGCCATTAGGGTGAGAGCCTGCTGCTTCTACAGCTTCTTTGTGTTTAAGAAACTCGTCATGTTGCTGTATATTGAGCGAGCGTACATAAGCAGAGGTTAGGTCGTTTACTGCTGCCGCTAGCCGACTAAATTTCTCTGGGTCGACTGCTGGGTTACCCGCTTCGAGTGCATCAATTGCTTCTTCTAGTTTGATTCTGATAATAGTTCCCATTATTGATCTCCTGTCAAAAGGTTATAGTAATAAGATTGGATAGATTCTAGCAACTTGTTATAGTGGTACTTACGGAAGCCGTATGATTGCTCTACATGAGTAAAGCTGTCTCCGTTTTTACGTACCAGTTGCCCATTTAAATTGGTGATCCCTCTGTATCCGCAGAGACCATTCACGACACCACGCCATCTGAGATTTCTTTTTACATTGCGTACAAAGTGGTCGTCTGGACCATATGTGCCATCTGTCATGAATACATCAGCGCAGTCGGGTCTTGCGTTACCGTGTAGGGATATAAATCGGGTGTGAACAGGCCGCTCTGAGATCAGCTCAACATAGTGCATATACATACTCCCAGGAGCACGAGCAGCGTCAGAGTATTTCCTAGAAGAACCGTTAACAAGTAAGTACCTAGAGTTAATAAGACCAGAATGAACATATTCGCCTTCTCTTTTAGTTAACAGGTCATTGCGTTCGTGAGGAACTAGTATAGCTACCTCTTCTATATAGTTGTCCTCCACTTCGGTATTGATGGCAAGGTGGGCCCAGCCCTTGTCACCATTCTCGTGTATCACTACGTAGTCTTCGCCTATGATGAGTTCTACGTTTGGTAGGTATATCTTCGCTAGTGCAGCTGCATCCCAGTATCGTCCCGCTTCGATATCTCTAAACATAACTCGCACCACAAGCTTTTCGATTTCAGTGGGTGCTTCGTATTTGTAGTCGTATGAATAGTCTTCTACTTCCGCCTTTAGAGGCCAATATGCTAGTCTCTGACTGAACGTCAGACTAGTCATTAGGCACAATAATAACGCTATCTTCCTGAACATCTGCGACCTCTGGTAATATTAATTCTACGCTTCCTTCTCTAGCCCAGAACTTGCTCGCTACGAATGACCATATCATAGAGTCTTCGTCCTTTAGGGCGTCAAAGAAGCCTTTAACTAGATTGTCTAGGTCCGGCCGTTGCTGGTGTGGAGTACCTTCGAATGTCTTCTTCTTGGTCTCTGACCACGACTGGGCCATAGGAATATTGAATATAAGAACTATTCCGCTATCTGGCAAAACTGTGTCTTGCCAAACGTCCCTTAGCTTATCTGCGTACTCGCGGTAGCGTACTACGATTGGTCGCTTCTTCCACTTATCCGCCTGCGTTTGGCGTGGCTTAGCAACCGGGTCTACATCAAATGTTACTCGCTTCATTTCTTTCTCCTTAAGCTATCCCAAAACGTCGTCTTGCCTCCGCAGGAATCGCACGATGGGTTCTTTATTTTACGCTTGCTCCCACTCCGCCCTGGGGCACTTTTCACTGCGGAATTATGGCAAGAACAACGCTTGGTAAGCTCTTTGCATTCTTTACATCGCCAGCGGTGGACAAGTTCAGACATACATTAATAGCTCGCCGTTTAGATAGATTTCGGTAATGCCTTTGAGAGATACCTCAATCATCGCTTCCTCCTTTCGTTATACGCTAGCGTCTACTCTACGTCTATAAGGTACAACTACATTGTATAGCCGCTCTGTATCTACGACGTCCATCTTATTATGTTCCAATACGTACTCCAACGCTTCTTTATCTCCCAAGCGAGCTTTCAGCCACCACTCGTGATCTATCTTAGTTTTGTTGCTATCTCCGAGCAGAGCCTTGCAGGCGTTGTCTAGCCCGTTACCCTGTAGAGAGAACTTGCGCCTTACCGTAAAATAGAGGTCGAAATGGATATTGTCTCCGTATGCTAGTGGGTCTTTAATCCCCTGCATTAGCGCCCGCGTACGTATAAAAGGAATGTCGAACCGTGTTCCGTAGTACGTTACAATGACGTCATAGTCTTTCATCTTATTGACTAGCGACTTAACTACACGCTTGTCTAAAACATTTGGATTTATCGCTTCACTGCGACGGATGACATCGTAGTGGATTTCGCCATCCTCCCCTTCGTCCTTGATGCACCAAGACATAATATGTCCCCACTGTGCCTTAAAGCTACCTGTAGATTCGATATCTAAAAAGCCATACTTAAGGTCCATTTCGTCTGGACGCTCTACCGCTTTCTCTTCTAGAAAGCAGTTAAAGTGGCTTAGGTACGCGTGACCATGGCGGCATCTATTGTTTGCTAGCCATATGATCTCTGCTTTCTTTAACTGTGCTACTGGTGCTATCATCTTTACTCCTTAGCCATTTATCTACTAGATCAAAGCCCACTAGATCGTGACTGGGAAAC